CTGGTCTACATAACATTGCATGTTCTGTAGCATTTCCAACAGTAATTGTAGTGTCTTCAGTAGATACAACTACAGCTCCTGAAGTTGTAAGAACTCCTGTAGATCCATCTAAGTGAGCTCTAACTCCCTTTAATTTAGCTCTATCAGCAGCAGATACTTCAACATAAGTTGTTCCTGCTCCTGCAGCTCCATTAACAGCAGCAGCTAAGTTAGTCAAAGCAGCAGCATCGTTAGCTCCTTTAAGAACATCTCATGCAGCTGATGGACTTGAAGATACAAATGTGAATGTAACCCCTCCAATTGTAATAGCATCTGTAGCAACTACAGAAGAGAAGCTAATACTTCTTGAGTGAGCAACATTGTTTGAGCTATATACTTTGTAACCTGCAAAGTTTCCTGCATAACCATTTTTAAGAGCCAAGTCAGCTAATGAGAATCAGTCAGTAGCAACTGTTTGTCCGATTATAGAAGCAACTTTTGGAGATACAACTAAAGCCCAAGTTTTGTCCATTTCACATCCATTAGCTGTAAGTTTTGCACCTGCAGTCATAATAGCATTTAGACAGTTAGAAACTGATAATGAAATAGGGTTTCATTGAGTTCCTCCGATGTCTCCTGCATCCATGCTAACTTTAGCATTAGCAACTTCAGCTAATACATTTCCATCGATATCGTTAGCTAATCTGTAAGCAGCTCTTTCAACATAACTGTTTTCAAGATCATATTTCATTTGAATTCGATCTACTTCATCGATAGCGAAAGAGATTTCTTTAGACTGATCAATATCTAAGTATTCATCAGTTCCAACTAAGTCTTGCTGAACTGTGTCAGTATATTTAACATAGTCGTTTACCATAAGGTCATTAGGGTAAGGTCTGTGTATTCTGTCTCCATATTTGAGATCAGGTTGTTCTTCAAAAGAACAAATTTGTGTAGCAACCAAAGCATTGCGAGTTAAGTATTGAATTCTACGACTCCATAGCTCAGGTATAAAAGCATCTAAATTCTGTGCCATTTGTAAATAAAATAAATCAAGTAAAAGGTTTATTTACCTTTCCTTGCTTTCCACCATGCATCGAACTCCTTGTCATCCATCTCTTTCCAAGATTTCTCAGGCTCAGGATCTTTAGTGATTCCATCGACTCAAGGGTTAGATTCCTTGTGAGCAAGCAATTCAGGTTTGTTCTTTGCAAGATACAAATCATAAGCATCATTTACATTCATTCATGTATACCTTGACTGAATGTCCTTGATTTCTTTTTCAACCTCTCTTGCAGTTGGGTTGTTTTGGAAGAAAAGTTTTTCCTCTACCTTCTTGTCGATGTAGCTATCATCGATTTCGAATTGAGCCTTTTCTTTTTCTTGTGCCTTAGCACTCTTAAAACGAGATTTCCATTTCTCTACATCGGCTTGTGATTTCTCATACAAGGCTTTGTAGTCTACCTCTCATTCCTCCTCTTCAGGAGTTTCTACCATTTCTTCTTCTGGCATGTTTGTTAATTGGTTAGTAATAAAGCATCATAACCTTAGCTAAAGTAGATTTGTTGTTGCATAAACCTACAAACTGCGATTATGTTAGGTATTAAACCTCTCAAGTAAGAGAGCATCTTTTAGCATTGTGAAGAGGCTCTGCTCTCTGTTGGTCTGTCTCTCTTTATGGCTGATGACTTTCCAAACTGCATTAACTACTTTACTTTAGGGAATTTAACACTTAGTGTCTTCTTCTCCATTGAATATCAAGGCTTTCTCATCTTGTAATCTGCATAAGATTCTGATGTTGGTTTTGTGTAACCTTTGTTAGCCTTAACTACTGTTGCTTTAACTAATTTCATGTCCTTATATATTTATGAAATAAAACTATACTTCTTGTTTGAACATATCATTGATTAAATCTGCTCTCTCTTGGTCATCCATCTCCTCAATATCTTCTTCAGGTTTATAATTAGGGTTTTCTACAAGGTTTGTTGGCAATTTCTCTACTACCCATGCAAGACATCTCATTTCAGCTCTTAATAAGTCTGATGGTGTAATGTTATGATCTGCTACATCCATTAAGTCTCCATAGACTATCTTGTTAGCCAAAGCTATCTGTCTTTGATGAATAGCTTTTTTAACCTCTTCCCATCACTTACATTTAAGTAAGTCTTCAATTTGAATCATTTTTTCGTTTGCCATTATGCTATGTTAGAATTTAAATTAACTGTGTCCCTTGTAATTAACTCATCCTTCTGTGGAATTCATTGAGCCATCATCATGTTAGCAGCACTATTAGATAACTCTTGATTTCATGGTAACATTGGTTGCTCTCATCATAGCTCTAATAATAAGTTTCATAGTTTCTGTAATATCTTCTCTTTCAAATCTGAATCATCTGCCTTTTGCATATACAACCATACTGTATAGAAGTCTATGTCAGTTCTTTTGAATAAACTCTTTGGCTCAACTCCCATGTTTACCATCTCTACATATGATTTAGCTATTCTCTCTTCAGGTAAGTAACTAAAGATGGAATTGATAGTATTTGGCTTAAGTCATAATGATCTTAAATATAGTCTCTTGAATATCGCTTTATTAACAGGTTTAATTTCAGGATCATTTGTTATGATAGGGTAGAGCATTGTAAGAGTATTCTTGTCCTTCTCATTTATAGCATTGATATCTTCAGTAGCACCAACCATTATGTAAGGCATCTGCTTTGTAATGAATTGGTCTTTATTCAATTCTGTTCATGTCCATTCAAAATCTGCATTAAGCAATACCCATTTCTTTTTACTCTCAGGGAAGTTTTCCAAGTAACCTCTCCATCGTTGGAAGTAATAGTCTCTGTAAAACCATTGCTTGATAGTATTCTTAACTGATAGCTGCATATTAGCATTAGCTTGAATCTGTTGAGCCTCTGCTTTTGTCATGCTCTTGTCAGGCATAATTCCCTGCTGCAAGCTATCTACCTTTGAGTCATATTTAGCCTCACTCTCTAACCAAGACATCATGTTCCATACATCAGTTTTAATCTGACTCTGTGGTAACTCATACATTGCATTCTGAATTGGTTGAGTTCCTATTTCGTTTTCATCTATGAATAGATATCTAACATCGAATGATTTCTTTTGTAACTCTTCTTTATTCTTAATAAGTCTTGAATTAACCAAGAAGTCTCATCCTGTAGCCTCTCTCTTAGCCTTCATTAAGCTTAAGTTAGCCAAGATAGATTTAGCATTCTGCTTGTCTTCTACTTTATCACATATAGATGTTCCAAATGGGTTTCATCTAACAGGATCATAGTAGTTCAACATGATAGGTCGAGGAATTAACATTGGATCTAATTTCTCTTCCTTTGTTACAGGCTTTAATTCTTCCTGATAGAATATTTCAGTCATATCAGCTGATGTAACAAACTTCCATTTTCTACCATCCACTATTGTGTAGTGAGTGTAGATATCTAATGCAAAGTTGTCTTCTATTTCATCAACTATAATAGGTCATGTTCATGCTTTATTTTGGTAAGCCTCTCTATTGAGATTCTCTTCCATGTTATATTGTTTAGCAAACCATCTATTTAAGGCATCCTTATCATAATGGTCTTTAACATCATGAATATTCGTTAGCATACAGAATCAATGAAATCTGTAATTTTTACCATCGAACTGTCATGTTTGTGTAGGTAAAGGATCAGGGATCCATGATAGAGGGTTAATAGCTCTCCAAGTATTACACAAAGTATTCTTATCAAATCATGTCTTATTTAAGATTCCCACTCCAAAGAATAGGCTATCTTGTTCTATCTGATATTTTAGTTGTTGCATAGCTCATTCTCTTTCATCGAACTCTGCAACAGAATTAAGATTAGCTGCCTCTTCTTCTCCGATCCATCCTTGTCTTGAGATGAATTTACATTTAACTCAGTTTGTAAAAAAAGATGCTATTAGGGTGTCAATATAATTTCAAACCATGTTAATGTTTATAATTTTCCCTCAGTTCTTTGCTTGAGGGTTTCGTTTCATAATTCTATCTCTGTATCTTATTCTTGCAGGTCTTACATAATTTAGTCCTAAAGCATATTCTCTCTGAATTTGAGTCAATACTGCTGATTTGTCCATTAGCTATTATGTAATATAAATTCAACAAGTAGTATATTCCAAAAATTCAAAAAGCAACAAAACTTAATATAACATGTCATCAAAACTTACTGTTATAATTTCTGTCCTTTCTGTTGGGCTTGTTGGTCTTCATAATGTCCGATACATCCTCATCATAATAGCATCAGCATAGTCAGGGGAATGTCCTAATCTTTTCTTTAAATCTTCTTTGCTTTCTAATCTAACCTTATTCTCTCACTCTAAATCTTTTACCACTATGTTGTCTAACTCTATCTGTATCTTATCTTTTAGCTCTCAAGATGTGTTAATTCTGATTTCTCTCTTCTCCATCAAATACTTTAGTTTGAAGTAACATTGTGTTTTAATGTTAGCATAGTTCCTTAACTCATCCTTCTGTGTTAGTGGAGTTCCATTGTTCATAAAGTTTACACATCCTCTTAAATTATCTGCAACTCATCATCATACTCAGTCTGAGTCTATGCAGATGTTACTCCTTCTACAGTTATAAGCTGACTCTAACTCTTTGATAGTCTGAACTGTTTGGTCAGTAGTTCTTCCATTGTAGCTTTTGATATCTACAACCTCTAAACCTTTCCAAACCATGATTACTGTGTTGTCATCTCCAAGCCTTGCAACATCACATGTTATATAAGTTGTATCATCAGGCTGAATATTAGCAGTAAATAAATCTGTAATTTCATCCCACCTAAATAGCTTTCATGGTGTATCATCATAATCAAAATTTCAGTAGAGTAGTCTTTGCTTTGTTATTTCATCAGCTCTCTCAAGCTGTCTAATATAGTCTTTTGAAATGTATCGATTATCTCATGCTGTAGCTCTTACAAACTTTCTGTAAGGTGGAAGTGTTCCATCCTTTCGAGGTTTATAATAGTCTTCATAAACATGTCATTTGTTAGGGTTGAAACACTCTAAGAACTTAGGGCATTTCTTATAATCAAATTCTTCTATCTCTCAGGTTTGTTTGTTTTTTCTCTTAAGCCTAAAATTATTCTGTCTTCAGATTCTTGTCTTGAGCATAGCAATACCCTTAGCATCTATCTCATTGCTTTCATCTATAAATGCTCAAGTAAGTTCCAATGATCAGAATCTTGTCCATTCAGGATCAGATGGTTGGGCAGCACAGTCTAACAGAATGATTTCACTTCAGTTATTAAATCTGATAGTGTTAGTTTGTCAGTTCAAGACTCATCGATAGTCTTTAGGAATCTTATAGAACTCCATTATCTTATAATAAGTTGCTAATGATGTTCTTCTAAGATTTACTAACTCCTTTCTTCAGATTACCCATCTGCTTCAGGGGAGTTGCATACAAGAATACCAAATGGCAAAATCTCATAGCCATGTTTTACTTCATCATGCAGCTCCACCAAATCAGATTTCTGTAGTAGTGTCATCATTCCAATAGTTCAATGCCTCCAACTGTTTGGGAGTTGCCTCAAAGGTCAACTGCATCTCAATAACATTAGGAGTTTCTACTTCCATTGTTTACTACTTCTTTTTAAAAATGATTTTCTTTTTAGGAGCAGGCTTTGTCTCCTCTTCTACAGGTAGTTCAACTTCTACCTTTTTCTGAACAACCTCAACTTTCTTAGGCTCTTCAGGAAGTTTAGCAAGAAGTCCTTGTAACCATTCTATCATGAGAATAGTCTTTACTTCAGACTTTCGGCTGAGTTCTTGGATCTTCTTTTCGATTTCTTCTCTCATTCTTCAGTAGAATTAGTAATATAAAAGTTATGTAATTCTGTAATAACCTTAGAAATCTGAATCTTTTGAATTACAGAAAAGGGTTTACAGATTACTGCTAATTGTTTCTCTATGTCTTCCCATTTATCACTTCAGAAATATTCTTTAACTAATTCTGATTTTCATTTCCTATGGTATTTGACACAAAGAGTTAAATCTGATTTGAGATTCTGATAAATCTCCTTTATTCTCTCTTGGTTTGATATGGTCATCTCTTTCATCATGGGTATCTGTTATTGTTAAATGGATCAAAAGCCTCTATCTTGTCGGCTACAAAGTCATGGAATTCTTGAAGGTTGAAATCTCTATAGGTTGGTGGATCTCATTCATCCATGTTATATTCTTGAACTGCCATGAACTCACAGAGTATTAACTCTGCATCTTTATACTGCCTTTGAACTACTTCCTGTGTAGTTGCAATAACCTTTCTTGGCATTACTTGACTTTTTGTTAGAAATAAAATCTGAGCCTTATTTTATATTCCATTTTCTCGGTGGAGCATCCTTGCCTTTTCTTAGTTCCGAACTACTAAACAATATTTTCATCACTTTCTTCATTGTCAATAGGTTTTTTTCACAAGACTATGTGAATTCATGTTAAAACAACTCTCTGATCTACTTGTTGCTCCTCCTTAACATAAGTTGTTGGCTGATTATTCTGTATTCTATTCATGCTCCATATTGTGTTTAAGTCCTTCACATTTATGTTGTCCTTTTCTTCCATTTGTTCCAACTTCCTTGCAGTCAGTTCAATAGCCTTGTTTATATTTCACAATAAAAACTCACTTGATGGCTCTAACTTCTCAGCAAGTTTATTCTCCACTTTAGCAATAGCTTTATCTGCTGCTCTTGCCTTAATAGCTCTCTTATCTTTAGCCCATCATTTAGTATTCATTCTTATAGCAGCATTATAAGTCATTCATTTGTCTAATATAAAGCCCTTAACATCTGTGAACTTTGAAGACATAAACTGACTTCTTAATGTTTCGTAATCATGCTTTTGCTTTGGCATTTCTAAACTATAAAATAAATAAACAATAGCTTGGTGTTGTTGCTAAATTATCATAGCCCAAACATTCTCATGTGAACTTGAATAGGAAAAAGAGAATGAAAGCTGATAGAATAAGAAGTATTGCTACTAATAATCATTGTCTACATCATCTATATTTATTTGACATGGTTATTTAAAAAGAGAAATAAATCTGTTTAGTAATGTTGGTTTTTCTATTGGTGTTTGAGGAGCGACAAACCTAAAGTTATGATGTGAAAATACATCGATATTTTCTTCTTTAAGTTTAGTTTTCCTTCTTATGTCATCTTGTATTGGTGTTTTAGGTTTCCTTTGATATGGTGCTAAAGCTCTTGGTGTATAAATAGCATCATGTAAGTTCATAGTCTTCAGTCTCTTAATAAACTGATCATATTGTAGGGGAGTGTTCCCTAACTCTGTTTGTCTTTCTACATGGATCTGATGATAATATTTCAGATCTCAATATTTGTAATCATGGTTAAGCATGGTGTCTTTGGTAAGAAACTAAATTAGAAATCTGTTTAGTTAGAAAGTTGTTAATTCCCTTCAACTCTGTTATGTGTTCCTTCATTGTTTCTAATTGCTCAATGTATTGGTTTATAATGAGTCTGCTTTGTTTTAGCTCCTCCTCTCTTTTTCTTAACATAGCCTGTGTTAGTCTTTCTGAATCTGATAAGTGTCTCATTGGTTTTGTTTAAAAAAATAAAAAAAGTCTGATTAGGTTGTCAGCTTTCTTGAGAATTTGACTATCTTATCTGTATAGTCATCGATTATCTGTTGAATCTCTGATGTGGGAAGTTTGTAAACCTTCTTAGCATCAGAAATCATTTTATCTACTACCTCTATTCAGTAGTTATTTTGCATCCATCTTGTGTATGCAATATAGTTTCAGTTTAATATAACATTGCATCTCATACATCATGCATGGCAGTTGTCTTCATCATATCTGAATAACCAACAAGCTCTTGTAATAAAGTGCATATTTTGAGCTTTCTTTCGGTGTATCTTTGCTCAACAAAGTGGGCATTTAACAAAGCCTTTTTTATCAGCATCTCTAAGTCTGATATAGGTGGAGAAAATATTGTCAGCTTTCTTCACTAACTTGGATCTGCTTGGAGTTTTTGTTTTTTTAGGTTTTGTCATTAAGCCAAAATGCCATGAATTAAATCATGGCTCTCTACACAATTCATATTCCACATTTACCCTATAATTATACTCCTGAAATTATCATTTGCAACACTTTTTACAGAGAAAAAATAATTAAAATCTGATATTATAACTTTTGGTTATCATGATTTTCAGAGTTTACCTTGTATTCAAATATTGACTTTTTTATTATATATTATGTGTATGTGGTAAAATCAGCTGATAATACATACTGATTTTACTTTTTAAATTTACATAACATGTATTTAATTGTGATAGAGTTTGCAAAGTGGTTGCAAACAACAAGAAATTATTCTAAATCTACAATAGAGACTTATATTAGAGCATTGGAAGGTTTAGATGAATATATGAAGACTCTTACATTCGGTGCAAGGGGAGTGGATCTTCCATATTCTATAGAGCTTGATGATGTAGAAGAGTTTGCAGAGAGAGAAAAGCTTAGAGGAAAAAAAGTTACAACTGTTAATAACTATTTAGCTTGAATTAAAGTGTTCCTTAAGTTTTGCAACCATAAGGGACTACAAGTTTTAGATCATAGAAGAATACTGTTTGCCAAAGAGCCTGATTATCATATAGAGGCTTTAGAGGAAAAAGATATGAAAAAACTGTTAGAGTTCATGAGATTAGATAAATCAAAAG